GATCCAACTCCCGCGCGACACGCACGACAATGTTGCCGACCGCGAGATCGGCCTTGTGCTTTGTCTTTTCGGCGAAGCGCTTGAGATCGAGAGCGAAGGAGCCGGCCATTATGCCGCCCTCCGCACGATGCAGTCATAGAGCACGTCCGTTCCAGCTGGGGACAGAGGCTCGACCGCGATGATCGTCCAAACCTTCGCGTTGGCGTCGGTGATCGTGCCGTTGACCTGTGGGGCGGTGATCGCGACGCCGGCCGTGTTCAGCGCCGAGAGAAGGAGCTGCTGATCGCCCTCGACGATGTTGCCTTGCGCCTTGCGGAACGGGCTCAGCGGGAAGATCGCGCCTTTGACGGTCGCTGGAGAGGCTGGCGAGCCGGAGGTCGTGCCAGTCGCCGGATCGTAGGTGCCGGCGCCGACGTAGGCGAGCGTCATGCTCTGCCCGTCCTCGGCCAGCATGTCGGCTGCGGTGAGGCGGTCGTCGGCGTAGCTCATGCACGCACCAGTGTCGCCATCGCGGACGATCCCTTGAGATAAGGCGAGAGCGCCATGTCGATCGCGCGGAACCGCTTCTGCTGCGGCGAGTAGCGGTCGTACTCGGTCTCGAGCGGGCCGATCTTCTTGCGCACGACGCCGCGGGTGAGGTCGGCGTTGAGATCGTCGCTCAGCGCACGGAGTGCGAGGTCGGCGCAGGCGTTGGCGATGTCGACGGGAACGGCATCGCTGGCGACCGGGAATTCATCGACAAGCACGTTCCAGCGCGGCCACGAGAGGGCCTGGGTCGAGTGCGCGCGGTAGCCCTGCCAACGCTCTCGAAAGGCCTGCTCCATGTAAGCCGTGGCGCGGCGAAGGGCGGCTTCCTTGACGCTCGTGGCGCCTGCCCATGCCGTGTTGCCGAGGGCGGTATGGCGCGTGTCTGCGGCCGCCACTGAAGCGTAGGATTCAGCGGTCGCAAGGCCAGTGCCGTCCTCGACGATCAGCGCCATCTCAGGTGGCGTTCCTGATGATCGCGTAGTTGTAGATCGATGTGTCGCCTGCGGTGCCCTTGACCGTGAAGCCGGTTCCGCCAGTGATGGTCTGAATCGCTAGCAGCGCCCCGACGGTGCCGCCGACAGTGTTGAGCGAGATGCTGATCTCATCGGAAATCAACACATTGGCGTTTGTTACAGTAACCGCCGTCGCGCCGTTGCAGGTGAACGTGCCGCGGAAGTTGGCCGGGTCGAACGCAACGCAAGTGACGGTGGCGCTTCCGTCAACAAAATAATCTCGCGCCACGGGGTACGGGCCGTAGGAAGTGGCGGCAGCAAGAAACCCGCCCGCCACCGTCGCGTTCGTCCGATACACTTGGACGTTACCGATTGGCGTGACCGTCATAATGTCGCCGGGCTGAAGGCGATAAAGTGTCTTGGCCATCTACTTGCCTTTCTTGCGCGGCGCGCGCGGCTCCGGCGCAGGCTCGTCGGCAGAAATCGCCTCGTGGATATTCGGGTCGAAGTCCTCGGCGTTGATCTCGACGAACTCGCCCTGGCCTTCTCCCCAAGGCTTCACTTTGATCGTTTTGCAGGTGTCCATCCGACTCTCTCCTTGGAAACTTGAGGCCGGGAGCAGGGGACAGACCCCCGGCCTCAATTCGGTTAGCCGAGGACGATCGCGGAGAATTCCGGGTTCACCGTCTTGAAGCCCCACGCAAGGTGCAGCTCCAGCGACCGCATGCCGTACTGCGCGATGTCGAGTAGGAGGTAGGTCATGCCCTTGTCGTCGCTGACCGGCATCTGCGAGATGGTCGGGTTCGCAGGGATGAGTGGCGGACGAATGATGCCGACCGCAGCCGAGCGCTCGAACGCGAGGTTGCCGGTGTAGGTCGCAACCATCGTAATCGCCTTCGTCGCGGCCGACATGGCAACGCGCAGGCCCGGATTGGCGATGACGATCGTTCCGCCGTTCGACACGTCGCTGTCGCCGGTCACGACGACGTATTTGTTCGTGTCGCCAGCGAAAGTGATGACGTCGCCCGCAAGGATCGTGCCGGTGCCGGCCGAGGCCAGCGTCAGCGTGGTCGTTCCCACCGCGTAACCCGCGTTGTCGGTGGTCGCGCCCGATGCCGTGCCAGCCGTGTGCGATGCGATGCCAGCGCTCTCCTTGATCTGGAAACCGAACTGGCGAAGCAGCTCACCCGACCGGCGCTCGGCGTCCGAACCGGCCTGGTAGGCCTGCTGGATGATGCCGAGGTTGCGAAGGTTGAGGCCGGCATTCGTGTCGACCACCAGCTGAAGATCAGCAAGCGGTGCGCCGTTGTCCTGCAGGATCTTGCGGGCATTGGTCATCGCCGACAGATCGGAGGCGAAGGGTGTGGTTGCGGCGGTGCCGTAAGCACGCGAGGCGCCCGCCATGACAGCCGCAACACCATCGACTTCAGCGGCATTGCGGAGGGTCCGCATCCCCTGCTTCAGAAGCTGGGAAAACCAATCCTTGTCGGTGTCACCGTTTTCGAGGCTGCGAAGCTGCTCGCCGGTGATGTTCCAATCGCACTTCTTCGAGGCCGTGATGACCACGCCGGTCGAGAGGGCGGTGGCGTCAGTGCCGGCGCTCGCTACGTTGGCAGGCGTGAAGTTGCTGGCCGCGCGCGTCGGCGCGACGGGGACGTACACGGTGTCGCCTTTGGCAACGCCCTTGTCGTCGAAACTGGTATTGATGGAGCCGATCAGGCCGAAAGGCTCTGCGGCCACTTCCTTGGCGGCCGAGTAAGCGACAGGCGCTAGGGCGGTGAGGGTGTTGGACATGGAATGGCACTCCAGCTCGGTGAATCCGTGGAAACCGCGAGCGGCCTAGCCTGCTCGAAAGCGGTGCCCGGCCTAGCCGGAGTGGAAGGCGCCTAGCCCCTCCCGGCGCGACATTAAGCCGCGAGAAGGTTCATCTGATAGGTTTGGAACTTTTGAGGGTGAAACGCGTCTCGCCCGGCTAGGTGGCTTGTCCGATTTGGCGAGGCGGCGAGCTGTACCGAATAATGACGGGCCGACCTCCTACCCCCCCCGGATAGTCGGCCCGTTTTTGCTGTCAGGCGTCGGCCGCGATAGTCCCGCCACCAGCGAAGTGAGCGGCGCGCTCTTTCGCGTTCATGCCGTCGAATGTGGCTTGCGAGATGGCCTTGCCGCTTCCGCCGCCGCTTCCGCCACCAGCGCCACCGCCGCTGTTCACTGGCGCCGCGATGAACTTCTTGCCAGCGTCCGAGCCCGCCCATTCCTTGATCGCATCGCCTAGCGGCTTATCGCCGAGCATGGCGACACGCTTGTCTCCGTCCGCCTTGATCGAGGCGCCCGACGCAAACTTGGCGGTGAGGCTGTCGATGAAATCCTCGTCCTTCACGCCGTTAGAGATCAATGCCGACTTGAGGCCGTCCTGAATGAGCAGCTTCTGAGTGAAGGCGGACTCTGTTTCGAGCGCCTTGGTCGCGGTCTCGGCTGCTTTCGCGGCCTCCTTCGCGGCCTTCTCGGCCGCCTTCAGCTTTTCGGCCAGGTCATCGCGCTCTTTCTCGACCGCGGCCAAGTCCTCCGGCTTGATCTCGCCAGCGCGGCGGACCTGATCCTTCAGCTTCTTGTTGTCGCCGATCAGCTCAGCAACCTTTTCCTTGAGCCCGTCGACGTCTCCTGTTGCCTTCGCGACCGCTGCGTCGATGTCGGCCTGGGTGAACTTACCGCCTTCGCCGTGGCCGTCAGGCGCACGCATGAAGCGGCCCTTCGACCGCTCAGCAGGCGTCATCATGGAGTGGGTGAGTAGGTGCGCGAGTGTTGCCTTGGTCATTGTGCTCTCCGCTATTGCAATTCAGCGAGTGACAGTTCCCGCCCGGTCCCGCTGACCAGATCACGGACGGTGATTTTCCCAGCCTCGAACAGCGCCGCGCGCTGTTTCCCGAGCACGCGCTCGACGAAAGCCGGCGACTGCCGCTTGAGGAAGTCCTGAAACGTCGTCTTGCCGTGCACCGGGCCCAGCGATGAGGCGCGCTCGCCTTCGTCGGTCGGCTCATCGATCGGAATGCCAAGGTCGCGGAAGCTCTTCGGAATGGGCGACAGGACGCAGCGATCGTTCCAATGGATCGGCGGCGCCATGAACTCGACCTTCGTGCCCTTCAGCTTGTTGCCGTCGAGATCCCACGATTGGCCATCCATCGCGGCGCAGCGCGGACAGACATGGCCGTCTAACGTGGCCAGCCAGCGCACTCCGGCGATCAGGCGGGCGTTCTTTCGGTACGTGGCAAGCCGCGCATCATTCGCAGCCGACATGACTGAACTATGCACGAGAGCACGAGCATTCCTTCGGGCGATTTCGAGTATTCCAGTATCAGTTCGTGATCCGGCAACTCGGGCAACGATCCTCTCGTTCGTCTCGCCATTGATGACCCCCTGCCGCACCTGCGCAGCGAACTTGAAAGCCGTGTCCTCCCCCTGCTTCTCCCACCATGCGGCGGACGGTGCGCCGTCGATCAGGACGCTCTTGGCCAGCGAAGCGAGCGTTTCGGCGGTGACAGCGCGAACCGCTCCAAGCGTCTGCAGGGCCTCGACCGTGCGCTCGCTGACGAGGACCACGAGCCCATGCGTGTCGAGCGAGCCGGCGATCGTCGCATAGCGCGCGCTTGTCGCCTTCTCGGCCTCGCTGATGATCGCTTCGAGTTCGCGCTTGCTGGCCTCGTTGAGTGTGCGACTTTGAAGGAGGGTGCGCAGTTCGCGTTCGAGCTCACGCAGGATTGCCTCGGCCTCAGCTTCCTCGTGGGCGGATAGGCGCTGCAGCTCTAACGCGTGGCGAAGGATCGCGTCTTGAAGCTCGATCTCGCTCATGCGGCAAGCGCCTTAAGTCCGCCGCGAACGACGTGCTCGACCAAGTAGGCTTGGGCTTCAGTGCCAGGTTCCTTCTCGCCGATGTGCTCGAATAACCAGCGCATCAGGTGTGTGGCTTCGTGCGCAAGCGTGGCCGCGAGCTCGTCGCGATCATTTTGCTCACCAACGGCAATGAAGAAGATGCAGCTGCCAGGCGCTTCGAGCTTTTGGCACAGTCCGCCGTGCGGTGCTGGGAACGGCGGACAGAGGCTAAAGTGCTCGCGGCACTGCGCCTTCAGGAATTTGCGATAGGCGCGCTTGCTGTTCGTGACCGCAATCGCAGGCGGCCACTGTCCGCTATCGATCCAGTGAATGTCTTTCACGCCCGCGCCAGCACGTTGAGGATCGCCACCGCCCGCTCATGGGCATAGGTCGGCGTGATGCAGCCGCGCAGTTCCGCAAGCGCGACCTCGGCGGCCAAGCGCTGCTCGCCGCGGCTGATGTCGGGGAAGGCCTCAAGCTGCGGAAATAGCTGACGACTGCGGAACAGTCCGCGTGCTCCCCATCCTACACGCTCGTGCTTCACGCCGCCACCGCCTCTCCCGGCTTGGGCGTCGGGCGTGCTGGATTGGGCGCGGTGATTTCGATCTGCGCCTGGTGAGCCTCGAAGGTTTTCTCGCCGTCGATCACGTCGCCGCGCTGCATCAGATCGAAGAATTCCTCGTCGCTGATCTTGCCCGCCTGGACGGCGCCGACGAGCGAAGTGAGCGTCTGCGCATCGATCATCGTGGGCAGGAAGTCGCGGTTCACCTGGTAGACGACCTTGCCCTTCTGCCCCGCCCATTCCGCAAAGACGCCAAGCGCCCACTCCAGAGCCGAAGAAACGGAGATGGCGACGTTCGCCAGCGCGGAGTTTTCGCCGTTGCGCTTGATCTGCGTCCCGCCAAGCGTCTCAACCTGCTTGGTCTCGTCCATGATGGCCCGTGCGCCGGCCATCGCCATTTCCTGCTTCTTCTCGCGGATCGCCTCGCGCAGCTCCGGCACCATGTTGCCCTGCGGCTCGGCGTAGCCAGCCTTAGCCTGCGGATCAGGAAACACGAGCGCGGCAGTCCCGCCGATGCTGATCTTCTCGCCCTCGTTGAGCTGATAGCCCGAGATGTAGAAAGTCGGCGGGCAGAAGTAGAGCGTGTGCCGGTAGATCGCGTTGATCTGATACACCGCCTCATTGGCGTGCACGAGGTCGACCAGCGCAGGATCTT